ATAAAGCCTCATGTCGATGGACTGAACGGGTTTAGGGGCGAACAGATTGGCAATCGGCGTTTGCGGATCGCTTGGGCGAAGCGCGGTGTACTCTTGGGACTTCGATTCCTGCAGTTTCTTGGCCTCTACCTCATCAAGCATCGTAGCGTTGAACAGTACGCCAGGAATCGATCGCTCTCTGGTCAGGCGAAAGTTCGACCTCGAGGATGAATACTCGTCCTGGAGTTTGTAGAGCCTCCAAGAAAGACTCTGCGCGTGCCGCTGTCCATCCACTTCGTAGAAGGCAAAGTAGAAATAGGGATAGAACCTGCTCGTCGGGTAGGGAGGCGCATACGGTTCTTTTGCCCACTTCTTCACCCCGTCAACGATGGTGCGAATTTGCTTATCGCCCCGGTTCCAAATCTCTACACAGCGCACAAAGGCCGGGGATTCTTGCGTCGAGGTGTTCGTGACGAACGCCTGCGCACTCTCGGCCGTCAGCATGCCTTGTGGCAATATGTTATCAATGTCGCGGGTTGTCAATTCCTTCGGCGCGCGCTGGTAGTAGACTTTTGCCGACTTAATGTCCTCGGTCGTTAGCCGCGGGAACCGGGCAAGCGCATCGTCTTTGCAAAGATAGAGCTCATTGCCGATCCAATCGGCGTCAAGGTAGTTCTCAATGCAGTTAACATCAGTCGAAACTTGAATGTTCTCAGTCTCAACATAGTCAATGACGAACATCTTGTTAACTGCAAGCTCGAGCTTTTCCTCAAGCTCTGCGATGAGCGCGGCCTTTTCGGCTTTCTCTTGCTCGTACGTTTCAGGATCTTGATTCTGCTCGTCCTTGAGCATTTTCTCTTGCGCGACTAACCGGGCGTGGGTTTCTTGCGCATCATTGAGCGCTGCCTCAACTTCCGGCGCCGGCTTCTTCTCCGAGACCATCGTGCACTTCAACCAGCCTTCCCCGTTGGAAAGCACAGAACGCACACCCTTGCGGCATGGTTTCTTGAGACCGCCTTTCTTCCATAAGGATGAAATCACAATTTCTAGCGTTCGCGCGAAAACCTGCATCTGATAGGTGTTTGATTCGTCTACCTGTGGTGATTTGCGGACTGAGACATCCGGGTTACGTGCGTAGAGGAGGGCCACCAATATGTCAATGAAAGCCCCAATAAGATTAGTAGTAACAGCCCAGGCCAGATCGGAAGTGCCAGCAGCATAACGCCGATCAATCGCAACCTGCTTACGAAAGTTCTCATCAAACTTGCGAGCGTCATCGTAGGTCTTCCAGAGTTTGGTAACCAGGGCTTGTTCGGCTTCCTCGTCCTCTTTGGATTGGGCCTCATCCTGATCTACGCCGTCATCCTTGCCCTCGCCGCCCTGCCGTGGGTCGGTGAGAATGCTTCCGCCTCCGCCGGGCGTTGCTGGGCCGTTGGATGCGCCGGAAGTCACACTATTCCTTGTGTGGCGAAGTCATGACGGGCGTTGCGGACGGCGCCGGGTTCACTAGCAGCTCGGGGCCGGCCTGCCGCGCCTTCTCCTGCATCCGCTTGAATGCGGCCTCCGCCTCCGCCTGCATTCTCTCGACGGGAAGACTCGGTTGCTCGCTCTGCGCAAGCGGTGATTTAGTTGCGCCCGTGGCGGTCGTGTGTTTCATGATCGCCGGTTGCATGTCGGAAGTGACTTTAGCCGGCGGTGGCGCTTTCTTACCCTCGTGAGTGACGCGGGTTTGGTAGCCTGGTCTCGAATGAATCATGGGGCAATTCCGAATTCTGAGGGCAGAACAATAGGCGTTGAACTGGAATAAGACACCGCCTTACCCTGTTCTGTCAAGACTGCCGGCCAGATGTTGGTTGTTTCTGTCGAGAATGCCTGGGTCGTGACGCCATAAACTTGCGGCGGCCCGATGAGAACCGGAGTAGCGCTAGAAGCCACAACAGTCGGCAAATTGGTAGGTACCCCTGGCGAATGCCCTAGCCCTGTCTGATTCGTCACGGACCCCCGCCGGTCGTGGTCGTGCTAGGCGCCTTGTTCAAAATGCCGCCCGGCGACATGTAGATTGGCCCGACAACCGCGAGCGACTGCTCAGCGCTCGTAATCGAGTTCAATCCGCCGCCTACACCGCCCACGCCGCTGCCATAGGTCGTGTTATTGGACGGATTGGTCTGCGTCGAAATCTGCGCATTGACCGCGGCCAATCCAGGGGGCGGCACGTTGGTGTATTGCGCGGTTGTCAGCTGTGCAGCGACTGCGGCCAATGATCCTGAACCAATGACACCGGGTGTCGGATTGGTCAGCGCCGACTGAGGCGCCACGGCGCTTGTCATGGTCGGATAGGCCGCGAGAATGCCTGGTCCTAGGTTCTGCTGCGTCGAAAGTTGCGATGCAGCAACCGGCGTCGAGATGATCGCCGAGGTGACTGTGGTGATCGCCCCAGGCGTCGTGTAATTGGTCGGCGTCGCCTGGGTCGTAATTCCCGTCGGCAACTGGTTGTGATCGTGGTAATCGCTGCCCATGTCAGATCCACTTAAGAATCTTGTCGATCACCCCGAACGCTGCGACCGCGTAACCTGCGCCTGCGGCGGTGACGTGCGGCCAGTACTTGGCAATGACGCCTTTGACCCAGGCAACTACTTTGGACTCTTCGGCCTTCGCCGCGGCGACGGCCTTGGCAACTTCCGCCCGAATTGTGGCTTCTACGTCAACTATGACGGAGGGCGCTGGGACAACGATAGTTGCGCTGGTAATCTCGGTCATCAGAAGTCTCCTATTAATAGCTTCATAGGCTTGCGTAATATATTCAAGCAGCCGCCGCACCGCCTCTGGTGTGTCGCCAGCTAATCCTAGCGCACCATTGCACTGATTACAAATCCAGCCCCGAAAGCGGTTGGTCAGGTGGCAATGGTCTAAGTTGGGGCGTTTCATGAGCCGGCCGCAAGCTTCACAATTTTCCGGGGGTTCATAAGGCGGCGGTGCGGCAAGCTGCTTGCGGCGCCAGGCTCGCATGTAGTTCTTAAACCAACTTGGGTGGCGCTCTTTGTACCGTTTAAACTCTGCGGCTTTCTTATCAGGATTCGCAGCTCGCCATTTTCTAGATCGCGCGGCCTGTTCGAACTTGGTTTTCTTCTCCCACATTCTCTTGTTATATTCGCGAACTTTATCCTTGTTTGCTGCGCGCCATCGGCGCTGGGTTTCACGTTGTTTGTTTTTATCGAGCATTACCAGTATCTTACCTTAGGGGCTTGCTGTTTGTCATTGAATTCTATCCATTTTTCCGTAAAAGGGATGATCTCAGATTTGTGTTCTCTCGCCGGGAGCGCGGCGTCAAACATCTGATCGACGAGGCGCCCAATGAGCCCCGCCACGTCCGCTTTGTCGTCCCATCGGCCGCCTGGGAACTTGACCAGCTGCTCGATCAGCCCGTTGTGCCCGTCCGACCATTGGCGCTTGACGGGTAGGTGAATTGTGCCGGCTGTCGCTCGAGCGTGAAACGCCTGGAGCTTTATGGCCTTGTCTTGAAGCGAGGGGAGTTCCTCGATAGCGACAAACTTCTGCGCGTGGCGCATGGCGCTGCGGATCGCCGGTCCTATCGCCTTGTCGATGAGCCCGCCTTCGTTCGCCCACCTAACCGGCTTCCAGATCCCGACTAGCCGAATGAACGCGGCAATGCTCTTGTCGGTCTCGACTTGCCCACTCCACCAGTCTATGGCCCAAAGGTCTCCGACCTTATCGATTCCCCACACGCCGTGCTCAGAATAGTCCGGTTCCTTCTTGCCCGCGCGCTGGGCCATCGTCGCGTAATCGCTCGCGCCGTAAATTCGCAGCGACTTGGGTAGTGCGTCGAGGGTATCGTAAGTCTGAATCATTTGGGCGCAATCTCGACCAGTTGCTCTTTGCGGATCAGGTTCAAAATTCTATCCGTTAGGTTGAGCTCGCAGCGGATGATGGCGAGTCGCGCCTCGAGGATTTTCTTCTGCTCCGTGTAGAACTTAAGCTCCTGCGCTTTGCGCTTGCGGTGATCAAGGATCTCGCTAAGCAGCAGAATGGTCACCGAAGCAGCAACCCTTGGCCAGTGGGCAGCGAGCAGATATTCCCGCCAAGTCGCTTGACGCAGATGTCCATTGCTCGTTTCTGAGCGCCGTAATTCTGATATGCGTAGTCATCGAACAGAACTATCGCGCCAGGGCTTAGCCGATCCCAAAAATGCTCGAGTGCTGCGACTTCCGGCTCCGGACAGTTCATGTCGATATGCAGAAATGCAATTTCGTATGAGGGCACCTGGTCGAGCGTTTCTGGGATGTTGCCCTCCACTATGTGCGCTCGCTCCCACTCGGCAAAGTTCTCTAGCACCGAGCTTGAGCCCGCTACATACTCGTACTCGTAAGTTTTGTTGATTAGTGTGCCGCCGTCGAACTTATCCAGCAGATAATAATCGCGGTCGAGCGAGTTCCAATCAAGGTGCTCCATGATCGCGCTGCTCAAAAACCCGCGATTAACTCCACACTCTATGAAATCCCCTTCGACCCGCAGCGCCGATCGCGCAGCCCACAACCCCACATGCACGCGCCAATGCCACCAGTAAGTATCCTTCCCGCCGATCGCTTGCACCCCCCGCGCATATGCCGCGCGAAAAGCAGGCTCCTTCATGAAATCATGGTTGTGGGCGCATGCTATGCCGTCTTGAATATAGTGTTCTATCGGATCAACTTGAATAGTGTGGATGACTTCCTCGTCGCTCATGCTGATCACATGCCGCGCCAATACCTAAAACGTTGCCACAACGACAGTCGCGGCTTCGAATATTCTTCCCAAAGGAGGAACGTCTCCGTCGTTTTAGGCAACTTGCAGGCTTTGCACCATTCGGTGTAAAGGTCTAGGAATGCGGCATTATTCATGTCGATTTGTTTCATGCGTCTACCCGTGGAAGGTCTGGATTGTACATCCGAAACATCTCGCGGCTAAAGTGAATGCCCGTGAAAGGTGCGGGGCGTTGTTGATAAAGTGCCGCCCAAGTACGAGCCGCGCGAGGGTTATCACGCCACGTGCCCCAGTGTTCTCGGGGGAACCACTCAGGCCAAAGAAACTCGCCGGGCTTCCGTCCGAGGGGATCATCTTCCCGTTCGGCTTCTGCCGGAATAGATAGCACGTCCCATCGTTGCCCATCACGACAATCAATGAGCCCCGATTCACCGGCATAGTCCACTGGCAATATTGAACCTGCAAGGTCTTCCTCGTGCCAGCGCGTCTGAATGATCAGCACCGACATTTTCGGCTTGGCGCGCGTCATGGCCGTGTCAATGTACTCGTTATACGTCTTCTCGCGAAGCGTAGGCGAGTCGGCCTGCTCACGATTGGCTACAGGATCATCAAGGACCAGTAGATCACACCGGTTACCCGTAATGCCCGCGAGCAGACCGGCTGCCATCATGCTGGAACCGTTCGACAATTGCCAGTCGTCCACCGCCCGCTGGTCATCCATCAATGTTGGTTTACTTTCCCAAATTGATTGGCTCTGCGGATTACGCGCGATCGCTCGGACCTTGCGTGATTGCTTTACGGCGATCGAAGTGGCGTATGATCCGAGAATAACTTGATAGCCCGGCCACTTCCCCATCCCCCATGCCGGCCCGAGCACAGCGCCATAGGTGGATTTGGCACTCCCAGGAGGTGCGAAAATCATAGTTCTGCCACGGGGTTTTTCCATGCATTTTTGTATCGCTCGCATCATGAGTAAATGGTGTATGGTAACACGCTGTTCGACGGGTTTGTAGGCGACTTTGATGCGTTCAATAGGACTCTCAAGCTCGGTTGGGTCATCTAACATTGGCACCCCAGGGATGTCAATTGCCTGGCTAAACTCTATCAAGGAGGCGCGCGCTCGTTGCCGGCGCAGGAGCTCCGCGGCCGCCTGCTGGGGAGCAAGGTCAGTCAAGCAAAGGATCGTGCTTAGGGGCCTGCTCGATCAGCCGAGGGAGTGGTGCTCCGGTCACGGCTGCCATCAAGTCATCATCCGATAGTGCTGCCAGCGCCGCGGCCTGTTGCCTCGAGATGGGCAGCGCGATCGTTGCAGAGAGGGGCTTACCGTGGCCTCTATCCAGGAGTTCCTTTACGGCGCTGAGCCGATCGCGGTTGTCCTCCGAGCGCATGATATCGGCCAAAGTCTCAATAGCCTCCTCCGTGTACTCGCGCGCTAAGTTGTCTGCTGATCGAATGATGCCCATGGCACAAAGCATACCCCCGGCGGCCTTTTAAAAACAACCGGTCTAGGGTCCCTGCAATAAACATGCCGGGTGGGGGTCTAGATTTTTGCTGGTTGCGTCTTCCCAATTTGCTGGTTGCGTCTTCCCAATTTGCTGGTTGCGGGTTGAACCTACGCGCCCGCTCACCGCTTAGCCTTGAGCCTCTCAAAGGGGGCCCTCGGGGGTCTCCCTCACTTCCCGCAATTCGCCCATCCCTATGCGGCAGCGCCGCAAATCCCTCCTGACGCACTGCACAATGCAAGAAGCGTGCCA